TAAGAAAAAACAGGGTTAACGTATTAGACTATAGCTAGAGCCGCAAGGGATAGCCATGCCAAGTAGAGGTCGCAAGCGACTTGCTCAACATGTTCAAAGAACGTCTTCTGTTACTACAATGACCTGGACATATAACGGATGCCCTAACACGACATGAATACATGTTTTTGTGTGTAACGTCCCACTAACGAGTCATTTATCCTCTGACTAGAGCTTAACCTGAATGCATTGTTATCCTGTATGCTCAGCTATTAGTTTATCCTTATCACGAAGCTAAAATAGTTTATTCTCATTTCGGAGATAATGCCTTTAAAGCTTAAGCCATCACTATTCCTTCAAACAATTGGCCTCTTTTGTAAAGTTTTGTTAATTCGTCTACAGTGAGAAATTGTATCTCAAAGTTGATAGCAGTTAAAAAAGATTTAACTGCCTCCATCTCTCTCTTATAAACTGTCGAACCGTGCAAGAACAACTCCCTTTGAAAATTTAGGAGTTTCACGGCTGACAATTCTGCATTTCGAGTAGGATCCTTAACATAGTTTAAAGTAGAGGTTATTGTCTTTAAGTCTAATGGGGCAACTATAGCTTGCAAGTAATCGTTATATTGAAAACCACGTTTAAGAAACGTGCATCTTTCGATGCTCTGAGTAGAATAAGTCCACTCTCCTTTAGAAGCTGGCGTAAAATCCAGTCCCAAACCGTTCGCAATTCTCTCAAAACTTTTACCATTAAACCAAGTAGCAGTATCGGCATTAACTGACACTAATTTGTCGTCACCATACACATCATCTCTAACTGAAGCTATAAATGATTGTAGTGTTGGGCGAACTCCAAATTTTTGCTTATAAAGAATAAAGTAGATATAGGCTGTTAACATTTTGTTAATCAATGAGTTGTATTCCGCAGTCAAAGAAATACCCGAAGGTAAACTGTGAGTTGTATAATAGACGTCATTCAGGGTTATGGTCGGACAATTTTGTATAATTAATAGTAAATTGTCTAAAATTTCCTTATCCTGATTATTTCCATTAAAACGTTTCACTAAGACGCTGCGCAACACAGATTGGAATTGAGGGAGCATTCCCCCATCCCATTTGCCCCAATCCCCGTCAAAAGAATGTCCATAGGCTTGATGCTTTCGCATAAGTTCTGTCCATTCATCTGAAAACGGATTAATGCAAACTCGTACACCATTAGCATTTCTGTTCTGATGTAATTTGACTAACAAATCTAACATATACTCACGTTGGAGGCAAGTAACATGTAATGGAGCCATTTTGAA